ATCAATATGCAGATCAAATGCAAGATATAGAAGATGCTATGCAAATAAAAAGAGGTAAGTCAAAAGAAATGACTTATGGTGACATGCTACATAAAAATTATCCTGACAAATATGGTCCAGGTGGTGTAGCATTAGATAAAGATGCATTTACTAAGTCTTCTAAGTTTGATAGAATAAATGAAATAACAGATCCAGGTGGACAAGGACTTTATCCTAAAAAAGAAAAACCAGGTGACATGTTTCAACAAAAAGAAGTAGAAGGTTTATTTCCTAATGGTATGGCTTCTAGAAGTGATAAATCTTTTCAAGATAAGTTAAAAAAACATGCTGAATGGACTGAACAAGATAGTTTTAATAGGACTTTTGTTCATATGCAATATAATGAAACAAAAGGTTTAGAAGATGAATACTTTATATATCAGTCACAATTTTATAATACTAATTATGATGATTTTAGAAATCCTAAATTTACAGAGTTAATTATTAGAAAAAATAGAGACACTGAAAATGAAGAAAATTTAGGTACATATATTGTTGATACTGAAGCTTACATAAAAGATCTAGCAGCTCTTAGAAGTAGAGGTGTGTTAGAAGATACAGTGAGTGAAGGAATGGTAAATGAAATGGCTACTTTTTATAAAGTTAAAGGTGATAAAGCTGAAGCTAAAAAAGCTATAAAACAAGAAAAAGAAAAATACAAAGAAGGATCAGCATTATATAATACATTAGATACTTTAGAAAAAAAAGGAGAAATTGATTATAAAGAATTAGCTAAAAAAACAGGTAAAGATGTAGCTACTTACAACAATCCTAAATCTAGAGGAGTACTTGAAAAAGATTTAGCTGATTTTATTGAAGCTGATAAAGTTAAAAGAGGTCCAAAAGCTGATCCAAATAAACCTAAAAAAGAAAAGAAAAGTAAAAAAGGTACTGCTTCTAAAGATAAAAAATCATCAGTTTCTAAACTAGAAAAAAAATATTATGTTGATGCTGAAGATGGAGGCCCAACAGATAAAGAACTAAGAGACTTAGCTAAGTCAGGACTTGGAGATGAAAGACTAACAAACTTACAAAACCAAGAAAGAAGAAAAATGCTTAAAGCAGCTCTCAAAGATCTACAAAAGAAAGGAATTATAGATAAATCTAATAAAATATTAGATAGAGAAGCTTATGATAAAGAATTTGCAAAAATTAAAGTTGACATAGCTGATAAAGTTAAAAAAATAAAATAATTTGAAAAACTTTTTTGGAAATATTAAGACAGTATTAATTATACTTTTAATACTAGTAATACTATTCCTCAGCTATTGTTCCTCAGGTCCATTTCAAATGCCTTGGAAAAAATGGAAAAATCAATCTGAAGGTGAAACTCCAGTAGTTGTAAGAGTAGAAACTAAATGGGATACAGTTACAAAAGAAGTACCTGTTTATACCCCTAAGTGGAAAGTAAGAACAGAATATAAAGATACTTTTATTTATAGAGATATTGACACTCTAGAAATTCTAAAAGACTACTTTGCTTCTTACAGCTACTTTGATACATTATATAATGATAGTATTACTATTAGAATTAGTGATACAATCACACAAAATAAAATAAAAAATAGAAGTATAGAATATGATCTTTTAATTCCTACAACAATTATAACTAGAGATTCAGTTGTAAGAAAAAGAGGATTCTATGTTGGAGTTGGAGCTAGTGGAACTACTTCTCAATTAACTAATGTAGGTGGAGAACTTTTATACACAAGTAGAAAGAAAATAGGTATTGGAGTAGGAGTAGGATTAAACCAAGACTTTAATGTTGTATTTTCAGGAAAAATGTATTTTAAATTAGGTAAATAAATTAGTGCAAAAAGATATAAAACATATAATCCGTGAGGAATTTGTAAAATGTGCTCAAGATCCTGTACATTTTATGAAAAAATATTGTTATATCCAACACCCACAAAGAGGTAAAATAAACTTTAATCTATTTCCTTTTCAAGAAAAAGTACTAACTTTATTTCAAGAAAATCCTTATAGTATAGTTCTCAAATCTAGACAGTTAGGTCTTTCTACATTAAGTGCTGGTTATGCTTTATGGTTAATGGTATTTCATGAAAATAAAAATGTATTAGCATTAGCAACTACACAAGCAACAGCTCGTAACTTAGTAGCTAAAGTACAATTTATGTTTGAAGGTTTACCATCATGGTTAAAAGTTAGTTCATTAGAAAATAATAAATTATCTTTAAGACTTAAAAATGGATCAAAAATACAAGCTAAATCTTCAAATAGTGATGCTGCACGTTCAGAAGCAGTTTCATTACTAATTATTGATGAGGCTGCCTTTATTGATAATATTAAAGAGACATGGGGTTCAGCTCAACAAACCTTAGCTACTGGTGGTGGTGCTATTATATTATCTACACCTTATGGTACTGGAAATTGGTTCCATCAAATGTGGGAATCAGCTGAAAGTGGGTTAGATAATAGTAATGATTTTCTTCCTATAAAATTACCATGGTATGTTCATCCTGAAAGAGATGAAGAATGGAGAAAAAGACAAGATGAATTATTAGGTGA